GTCTTGTTCAAGTGTAGCCGTTGAATCAGAGGCAGTTGTACCTTTGGCAAACGGATTTGGCGCCATGCCATAACGTGTCTTGAAGCCAATCTTCGGTTGGAAGGTGCTTGGATCAACTGCACGAACCATCTGCAGCGGAACATACGGGCAGTAAAATATACCCGCATCAAACGGCGAAGAACCCTTGTAACCAACAACCATATAGTTCGACCCAGCATACGGATCAATATATACACGCATACGGCTGTTAAGAACACCAGCAAAGGTATTGCCTGTGTCATCAACATTCAATGCGTTGCTGTTAAGAGCAGGAGCGTAATCAAGAACACCAGCCATTTGCAATGCTGACGCTACGTCAGAAGAGCAGATTATGATGTTACCCTTACCGCGACGTGTCTTCTTGGCAATTTGGTTGGCTTCCCTTTCAACTTGGAACATAAGACCTTTAAACTTTTCAACAGCCCAACGACCGTTTGAGTCAGTATCAAGATCAAACGTGCCAGCCGTGGTGGTGCCATCAGCAGCACCCTTTACAGCAGTGATAATGATTGAACGAACAACTTCTCGGTTAATTTCAGCCAGAATTTCAGCAGAAAGAATATTGCTCAACTCAGTTTCAGCGTCAAGACCGTGAACTGCTTTCAAGTCCTGTGCCAATTCAAGTGAGTATTCAGCTTTCAAAGCGCGAGTCTTAGCAGAAACTGTTACTTTCTCGATTGAGAAGCCCATTTCTGGAAATATAGCGGTGGAGTTGCTACCCAAGCCTTCAGCCGTACCAACAATCAGACCCATGGTATAGTTGTACAACTCATTTCCTGCGTTGGTATTCGCAGAAGGTGAAGTACCTACAGTATTAGCACCGACACTAGTGTTACTAGCAGCACCAACAGCAGCAAATCCAGCATTAGCACCTTTTGCTGATGCAAAACCTGTATTGGCTTCGTTATAAAATGCTTCAGCAGTAAGTGCAGTTGTATTTGCATACTTGCTGCGCATTGCGAAGATAAGACCAGTAGGTCCTGTCATTGGCTGAACGCCGCAGATATCATAAGCAACCAGGTTGGGCATAGAACGACGGACCAGTGAAATTAAAACTGGATCGAAGTTTGAAACACCACCTGCAGCATTTAAAGGACCAGCTTCGCTAAGCAGATGTTGACCACCGGCTTGTGCATGGGCTTCCCTAAGTGCATACTCTGTGTTTTCTAAAAGTTGCGCAGTTACAGCTCTTTTATGAGCGTCTGCAATTTTTGGAAGGTCCTCATGCTCCAGGACTGGCTTCCACTTGTTTTGGATTTCCTCAGCTAACATAGTTATAACTCTCCCTTATAGATTGATTTTGTTACTGTTTATTATTTATATTTTTACAGATTTTGAAATTGCTGAAACATAGCCTACCATCCCAGCCGGAACTACTTTTTTAGGCTCATCAGCTTCTGCAACTTCTTCTGTTATAATATTCGTTGTGGTTTTGGATTTTGCAAAATACTTTTCCTTAATAACACCAATTTTTTTACGGTAGGATTCAGCATCAGTAAAATCTATTCCTTCAGAAAGGACTCTAAGTTTTTCAGCATGCGTTACAATCATCCCATCAGACATTTCATCAAAAACTGTTTCTTTTTCTGCAGTAGTAATTAAATTCTGAAGTTGTATTTGGGTATTTACAGATTCATCCAATTTTGATTGGAGTTTATCCAATGTATCAGACATTTCAGCAACTATATCCAACCTTTCTTCTGGTACATTGATATTGCTTTCAATAAACAAATCGTGCAATTTTGCTAAAAATTCTTCAGCAATTTCGGAACGGATAGATTTTTCAACCGCAATTTTATTTTCTTCCAACCAGCTTTCTATACTATAATCTAAATATTGATCTAACCTATCAACCAAACCACCGACTTCTTCCGTCAACTTGTTCTCATACGCTTCTTCAATTTTAACTTTTTCAATATCAACTCTAACGGAAACAGCCGCTTCAAAAAGTGTTGAAGCCTTTTCTTTAAATTCTTCTGAAAGTTCTTGACCTTGAAACAACTCGTCAATGTCTTCTTTTACATTGAGTTTTGCTGCAGGCATTTGACCCATTCCACTTTTGCCAGGGGCTGTTGCCGAAGGTGTGCTTTCAGCTTCTTTACCAATCTGATTTAAAGCATCGTCTAAAAACTTTGACAAATCTTCTTTACCAAGTTGTGACATTAAAGATGTAAAAGTTGCCAGCATTTCAGCCTTTGACGGGGATGGTTTTAATGTATCTGAAGCTACCGATTCATCAAACTCCATTTCTTCTGTTTCACCAATAACTTCAGTAATATCTTTATCAATCATTTTAATTGCTCCTTATGGTTCTTTTATTATTTATAATTTTTAATTTTAGAAAGATTATTCAAAAAAGATTCAAATATGGCTAACTTTGTGGTGTCATTTAAACGACCAGCTGCAGAACTCTTTTCTATTTTGGATTTGGTTTCCTTACAAAGATAACCTCCGTCTTGCCAATAAAACTCAACCCCCTCCATTATTCCATTTACAAATGCATCTGGCGCAGAAGGATCTGCAACTATATCGGCAGCTGTTGCTAAATAAAAATCGTCTTGGACTTCGTTAATGCCATCTTTTGTGGCTTTCAGAGATCCCATACCACGGGACGACACGCCAACCATAACACCATCGCTGATTAAGCTCTGAACAATTTTGCCCATTGGTGTTTCCATAATTTTTGCTTTACCCACAAAATTATCGCCTTCTCTTTTCAAAGAAATTATTTTATGCGATACTCTATCTAAATTGATAGATGGACCATCTGGATGACCCAATTCTCCGAGTGCGCGCCCTTTCTGAATATAATTTTCATCATATCTCTTTACTTCCCTTTCTAAAATATCAATTGGGTATTTCCTCTGATTTTTATTTGGGATATTACCCTGTAAAAAAACCCCTTCTATATAAAGATTCTTTTTACCACTTTCCTTTTCTTCAGAAATATATTTAATGTTTTCTGTAATTTCTGTTATTAGTTTCATCTTAATACCTTACGATTGGAAGTAATCTGACGTAAACGTGCCTTGTTTTTGAATTTCTATCAACAAGTACCCTGTAGTGCTATTTTCTAAATTTGCGACAAGTGTTGCAGTTGGCGCAAGTGTTAATGCCATGCCACAACCAGCGTAATCAAAATATCCAGTTGAATCTAATACAGCTGCCAAATCAGTTCCTCTTTTAACAACCCAGTGCGCCCCATTGCCAGAATTTGAACCACAAAAAATTTGTGTTATGTAACAACCAGTTAAAACTTCCGATCCAATGGCAACATTACTCACGCTGCTATTTCCAGCAATCGTTATAGTGCTATTAGATGTTATTAATATAACAGCTGATGTATTTTTTCTATTACTCAATATACTGTATGCCATTAAATTATACCCCTATTCTTTATACAAAAATCAAGCATAGCTTCTACCCCGCCAACTTCATTACATTTTTCTAGAAAAATTACTTGATTTTCTTCTGTTAAACTATTAAAAACCTTTAAAACTATATTTTTGTTTGATTCTGACTTGATACCAGAAATAACATATTCTATTTCAACTTCTTCCTTATGTAATTTAATATTTTCTTTACCAAGTTGAACAGACTTACCTTGATAATCTACGGTATAAGTTTTTGGTGCGCCTTTGTATTGACCATGGCGAATTTCACCAATTGTACCAACTTCATCGTGATAATCTTTACCTGGAGCACGAATCACCACTTTAGATTTAAGTTTAATTGTCTCATCAAGGTCAACTTCTTCTTTATTAAAGTTGATATTCATCCTAGCAGCAGAACTTTTGGCTGTATCCTGAGCATCCTCTTTATCATCATGGTAGCTGACATGTTTTTCACCTTGGTTTTTTCCATCTTTAAACTGGTGAACTGAGTACTCTTTATATTCAGGATTATAATAAACCTTGGTTGTAATTCCGTGGTGACCACCTTCGCCATGTGTAGAAACCAATCGTTTATTTGGATTGCCTTCATCAATTTGTTCTTCTTCTACCACAACCGACTCGTTGGCGTGTCCATATTTCTTTTTGTACCAAGCTGGCATACCGCTGGTTTTTCTGAAATGCCTTACTGTGGCGGAGTCATTTGCTTGGTCGCGATATTTATTTTCAGCAGTAGTATTATGCGACTTCATTGCTTCTGCTGCTTTATAGGCATCCTTAGCAATATACTCAAGTTGGGCATCAGTCTTTTTGTGGTATTCGTGTCCTTCTAATGGATGTTGCTGTGAAGGTCGACCTTCGTCCATCTGTTCGTATTCTTCTTTAACAGATTTTTTCTTAATATCAGCAACAACTTTATACGAAGAACCACCTCTAAAGTTTAATTGAGAAGCATGTTTGTCCGCTTCATCTTTATCTTTATGATAGCTAACTGATTGTCCCTTAGAAGACATCACATAATATCCATCACCATGATTTTCAGTAACATCTTCTGCTTTAGGCGGTTTATTTAGATTTGGTTTTTTACGAAGTTCACCCTTAGCAGTGTATTTACCATACTTTCTATCGTAGGCAATTGTTCCTTTTGGCGGTTCACCATAAACCTTCGTTTTGGTACCACCAAACGTCTCATCAACCGCTTCTTCCTTACGCATTGGAAGCTCTTTTGCTGTGTCTTTTTCTTTTGCACCATATTTAACGCGGGCAGCTGCCACGGCAATGGCATCATTTTTAGCGCGAGCAGTTTTCAGGCGATTTATTTCCATTTTAGCCGACTTGAATCCTTCATCAACAGTTTCAACTTCTTCGGTAGCCGAATGTTTTCTATAGAAAACACCTTGTAAGTCTTTTGCCATCCGATCCCTCAGTTTCTGATACCCACCTTTGCCTTTTGCGTGAAGTGCTTGTTCACGATCAAATGCAATTTTATCTGCACGGTCAGGTCTCGTGTTCTCAAAACCACCTGTATTTTTTTTCGCTTCATCAACTGCTTCAACTTCTTGGGTTTTGGTTGCAACTTCTTCCATAACCTTTTTGCTCGCCTTCGAAATCGGCGCCAATTCTATACGAGCATTATTAAATCCCAATTTTTTCAAATGTTTTTTGCTGACGTTTGCAGATTTTACATTTTTTGTTACACGAAAAATCTGATTCTTACCACCCAAGTGAGGATGATCCGGGTGTTCGTCGTGTTTAACAAAATATATTGGTGATTCATTTAATGCCGCTTCTTCAGTTTTATAACGTTTTTTATTCAACGCATCAATTGCAGCCTTTTTATGTTCCGGGGCAGCACTGCTTGTTGCAACATCATTAATCATCCGGTCCCAACCTGGCCAGTCTGGTTTTTGTGTTACTTTTTTACGTTTGGCTACAACAACTGCTTCTCTCATAACATTGTCTATGAAAGTTTTGTATGTTTTACCTTCTGGGTGTTTAAAATGAACGTTTTGCCCGTCAACCTTTGTAACGGTTCCTGGAATTTGTCCACCCTTTTTAGTTCTAATTTTATCACCAACTTTTGGTTCATATCTAGATGCAGCCATGGCAGCTATTGTTGATGTATGATAACTTTCATGAAAATTACCAGCTTTCATTTCTGCTTCATGTTCTTTTGCAAAATGATCAGCAGCTATTCTACGCTCGGCTGGTGAGAAAAGTTGATGACCTTTTTGTTTTGGGGATCCATGCTCTTTGGCATACGAATCAGCAGCACGATCAGCATGATACTTCCACAGGGTTTTTGCCTTTTCTGGATCGTATGTACCTTTCTTGAACTTCTTTTCTAAGTTCTTAGCAACTGGTACATAGCTGCTTTTGTATAACTGATTATCCTGATGAGTTATTAACTCATGAGTATTATCTAAAGAAGATTCATATACACTTTCACCCTCTTCGGTATCATACCCGTGGCGTTCTTTTTTTCTATCAATCTTTTTTACCTTAGACCCGTTAAAAACCTCATCCCCATTACCGTTTCTATCACCTTTTTTTAAAATGATATGTTTATCAACAAATTTTTGCTCATCTTTTGATTTTGGTTTATAGATTTCCACAAAAGAACTAAGTGTTTTCATTTTCTTCCCCTGAAATTGCTTCTAATTCGGATTCTAATTCATCGTCCATAATATCATCATCATCGTCATCATCGTCGTCATCATCAGTTGCATCATCATAAGTTTCGTCATCATTATCGTATGAATAATCGCCTTCCTCTTCATCATCTTCTTCACCGTATAAAGTGCTTGCGATATAATTTTTATGATCTTCTAATCTTTCTATGGCTCTTTGCCCTATAATCTCATCGAAAGCATCGTAAAATTTTGATGGTTGCTCTTCTGAAGCAAACACTAATAAATCTTCTAAACTTTTGCCTGTCATAATTTTCTCCAATAATTATTTATTAAAATTTATTGCGCAAACCCTGGCGGTGTTCCTGCACTATTTGGCAACTTAACATTCTCAGGTTTGGTATTTAGTGGTGGTTCTGCCACTGGCTGTTCTTCCTGCCCACCCCCGTCATTTTCACCAGAATCCATCGATGGATTATATTGGGAATTTGCCTGTTCTTCTTGTATCTGTTTATCAATTTGTTCCATGTCAGCATCAGTTTGATACAATACATTTTTTCTAATATACTCATTAGAATAATATTTACCAACATAATCATTCATATCCCTGAGCATCGAAACTCTGTCTCTAAGCACTTCCGTCTTTTTCAATTCAGCAAAATAATTGTCTTGGGCATAATCATATTTAAAAGCATTTTTAAATTCCAACCACTCTTCACTTGATATCACACCTTTCAATACCAACTGCCTTTCTAAAATTTTATTAAATAATTCAGAAAATCTTAACCGCAATCTGGAAATAAATTTTGCAAATTTGATTTCATCTCTACTAATTTCTGTTGCTCTACCCAGATTGAATGTTGCATCAGCATCCAACCTTGATATAGGCACATTTAACGATTTATATAATTTGCGTTGAAAGTATACAACGTCATCTAAATCGCCTAAGTTTTGACCACCTGGCAATGTTGTTATTTCAGTGCCTTTACCACCTTCCCTTCTAGGCAACCAAAAATCTTCCAACATTGTCATAAATTTTCTATCATCACGGATTTCGCCAGTAGCAGAATCATATACCAGTTTATTCTTAAACTTGGTCATAATATCTCTAAGATATTGTTCCGCTTTCATTTTAGGCAAATTACCAACATCAATGTAAAATATTCTTCTTTCAGGTGCTCTTGAAATTCTATAAATTACAAGAGAATCTTCCATAGATTTTAACTGATTCAATGGTTTTATAGCTTTATGTAAATACCCAACAACTAAATCACCATTGATATTTGTTAAACCACTTGTACAGTGTACAATAGAATCTTTTGATATCTTTACACCAACTTCCCCACCACCATACGAGGAATTTGTACCTTTGTTTGCAAACCCCTTATCATTAAATATATAATATTCCTCAGTTTCTTCAACAACCGGAATATTTTTAATTTTTTTCTTCTTTATCTGCCGTATTTTTCTTATCTTTCTTGGGTCAATATATCTCAATTCTACTAATCCGCCAGAAGGATTTTTTTCATCAATAATAAAATGATAATACAACCTGCCGTCTACATACCACTTTCTAAAAATTTCATATGAAAAATTTTCAAATTCAAGTATTTCTTTTACAGTTTCAAATTCTTCTTGAATTATTTTTTTAATTTTATCCGACTGTTTCAACTCATCTAAATTTAATGTTACCATATCCTTGTTTGGGTCTGATATGATAACTTCATTCACTATATCATCAACAGCAGAATCAACTTCCGGATAAGTACACATATCCCTATATCGATTTACTAATTCACCTTCAGTTCTTACAGAACCGTCAAGATCGACATATTGACCGTATACACCGCCCTCAGCAACTACTACAGCACCATCGTCTTTATTTTCTGGTACGACAGATGGTGCTGAGAGTTCGTTCTTTTTCTTTATTATTTCAAAACCAAATAAGTTCATTTTAAATCCCTAATTATAAAAAATAATGTATGTATTAATTCCCACCACCATTGCCGGTAGTACCACCGGAAACTTCCCAATAGTCATATTCGAATGTAACAGGGAAAACTTCAACAGTGTCTGTAGTAGCCCAACTTAATTCAATTTGACCGATTTGGGTTGGGAATATACCCACAAAACGATACTCTCTAAGTATGCTTCCATCTTTGGCATACTGAATAACAGTAGCGTCAGATTTATATTTTTCTAAACTTCTGACATTAGCTTGTAGCCTGTTAATAGAATTTGACCAAGACTCCATAGCATTTCTAATTTTAAAGTCTTCATCATTCATAATTTGAACATTCCAAGGATCAAATACCCTATCGCCGGCAAGTTTTAATTGCCTGCCAAAGTAGGGAACTCTAATAGTACCCAAATTTGACGCTGGTATGGCAGCTGCTTCAACCATGAAAGGCACTTTCAGGTCTGCTACAGAATTTTTAGTATCTATCCTAACCTGGAATAAATTTGGTCTAGCTCCACCATATACTAATTGACTTTTGATTTCATTTATATTGAAAGCCATTTGTTATTTCTCCCTTAACCTAAAAATTATAGCTGACCAACAACTTCTGTGAACTCTACGCCAGACCTGACCGCAACAAAATTCAATTGAATAAAGTTGATAGATTTTGCCGGTTTAATATATATATCACCAACAAATCTATTGTCATCTATAACTTGTCCTGTGTTATTTGATTCATCGCATATTACACGGAAATCGTAAATGCCCCTGCGTCCTTGAACATCTCGAAGGAACGGCTCTACAATATTCTTGAACTGCGCTCTGGTAAACTCGTCATTAAACTCAAACAATGAAGAATTTGAAGCAGTTGCTATAGCCTTTTCCAATACAATGAACAATCTACGAACATTAATCCTATCAAATGCACTTGGCTTGCCCAGAAGAGTTTTATCTCCAAACAATATAGTACCTTGACCTGGGAATGTTGTTACTGGGTTTACATCTTTCTTATACAGGTCATCCCTATCAGCTTTGTTTGGACTCCAAGCAAGTTTAATCAAATTCTTAACTTGACCCCTGGAAAATCCAGCAGGTGAATACCACGGATCCCTAAGATTATCTGAACGGGCAGTAATACCTGCTATGTCACCATTCAGTGGCACCCATCTGTAAACATCATTATACTTGTCATATTGATATTTGTATCCAGAATCCATAACAGCGTAAGATGTAGCCCTTAGATTATTACGGAATCCTATAACGTTTGTAGCTTCAGACCCCAAAACAGCTGCACCAATGGTGTCCGATTTTTCTGGGGAAACAAATACAACACAGTCTTTTCTTACTTCTGCAACGTTATCAATGAGGTAATTTGCATATTGTGTTCCATTTGTACCAACAGCTTTACCAGCGACTATCAACGAAACATCAACTGCGGTAGCATCTGCGAACAAATCACTTGCTGCTGCAAGATGGGTTATTGTACTAGAACTTTCATTAATGCCGTCCCTACCACCTACGAATGATGCTGTGAGTGGTGTGGTTTCCGTACTAGCTGCAACAGATGCAGCATTAGCAGAAACTGCGGATGCCCTATCATTTGCAGCCCAAATATAAGCTGAGAAATCATTAATAACTGTTTCATAATATTGTGTAGTCCCATCTCCAGCTTTTGCATTTGTAGCTCTGGAAAGGTTTGGATATACTTCCAACACAGTTCCAGGTACGCCAGAAAATTCACCATCTTCATCAACTACAACAATACTTACTTGGTCTACAACTGCACTATTTGCCGCCAAAACCGTGTCAGATGTTGCAGGAGCAGTATCAACTACATTACTATATTCCCAGTATCTTACTACAGTGTTCCCTGTGAAGTCTGTTGACAACCTATAGGGTTCAGAAAATGTAAGAGTGAAAAACGCATTACCACCAGTAGTTGTGACAGAACCGATAGTTTTGATTTTAAGTTTTTGTTTATTGATAGAGGTGTTACCCACTTCAATATAATCACCAACAATAAATTTAGCAGCAATTGCTGTGGCAAAGGTTGTTGCGTTTGCAGTACTAAACGTTGCCGAGTTTGTGATAAAAACGTTTGCAGTAGATTCATTTACAACTATAGAAAGCCCAGAAGTGCCTGGGGTAACTGTACTGTTTGTTGTGACAGCACCAACAGTTAAACTGAACGGATCAACTGTTGAATTATATTGACTTGCAGTATCGCAAGCAGATACTTTTAAACTGCTGCCAATTGAACCTACATATTTTGCCACATATTCAACGCCAGATGGTATTGATACGGTATCCCAATGGTCAGAATTTTTAACAATATAAGAAGCGCGTGTTGCAGCTGCCGAACTATTGGCAACAGCATTAAATGAATATTTTGTATCAAAAAAGTTAACAGATTGGTTGCTTTGGCTACTGGTATTGCCCAGAGCGGCATTTGCAGAAAATGTTACCCTTGTTTGACCTGAACGGGTAAATGTATGCGTGTTTTGTGTCAATCCTACTGTTAATGTGATTGCGGAACCACCATACACGGAAGCGACATAAAACCCAGTTGCGTTGGAATTTAAAATGAAATATGAAGCACCGTTACTCAACCCTACAACCGCGTTTGCACCAGAGGTATAAACAACCGTTTCACCATCAACAAAGGAGTTTGTGTTTGCAACAGTAATAAACCCGTTAGCAACAACCCCTGAGTTTGAATTAAATAATTCAACGACTGTGCTAGAATCCGAGCTAGAAACTGTTACGCTATCGCCAGAAATGCCAGTGCCATATACACCCAAACCACTTGTAACAGTAACTGCTGAATAGATAATACCATACTGGTCGCCTCTAAGACTTACAGTAAAGGTGTTTGACGTTCCTGTTGTGACAGCAGCACGACTTACATAAAGTCTATTTGCATAAGACAAAAAGTTTGCTGCTGTAAAAAAAGTTTCATAATTATCATTGTTTGGCTTGCCTAACCTAGCTGCAAGAGTATTTTCGCTATCTATAAGAGAAAATTTTCCTATGGGACCCCAGCCAAAAACACCAGCAATAGCACCGGATGTTGTTGCTACTGAGGGTACAACTGTGGTTAGATCAATCTCAGAAATATTTACTCCAGGGCTTACTTGGAATGCCATTTTGAATTCTCCCTTTTTCGGTGTGATTTAATGATTATATACTATTATTTATAAAATGGTAAAACTTCGTTTTTCGTCATCAACAGTAAATTCATTGTAAAACTCACCTCTATTTACCTGGGGAGGCTGATTTATAATATCATCTACGTCATCATCCCCGGAAGAATACATACCAAACGGCATCATTTCCTGTTCCAACATTTGCTCGTTTTGTTCTACTATTTTTTTCCTGATATCAACCTGTGTTATTTCTTTTAAATATGGTTGTGTTGTTAACCAACCAAAAAGCACACAGCACATAGCCAAATCATCCGAGCCTTCTTCTGCCTCATATGATTGACCCTTTAAACTAAATTTAGACAACTCGTGAATAATATCATAATCTTCTATTAAAAACTTATCAGATTCTATTAAAGTTTTTAGAGTGGCACAACCCATTCTCTTGACTTGTTTTGTAGTTCTGATTCCATAATGTGTTGATGTTCCAAATCCTCCAGAAAGTGATTGACCAGATCTACCGTTGTTGGCAGACACTAACATATTTTCATATTCAAAATCATAATATAGTATATCTGCAACTTGCTGACCTATATCATTTGTTTCTATCAACACCAAAGCATCATTATAATGTTTTCCAACCTCGTAAATTATATTTGGATATAACAGAGGTGATATTAAATTGTTTCTAAATGTCGCAACAACTTTATATGGCAGTGTAGAAACATTGACCACTATAAATGCCGAGTAATCTCCACCAGATCCTCTTGATGTATCAACGACAACGGAATAGATAACATCCTTTCCAGGCTCTTCATATATTTTTAAACCCATTTCATTTTGTTTGATTGGATTTTTGTAATGCAAACTTCTCAATTTGGTTGAATTTATTAATGTGTTTGTTGAGCCAAGGAACTCACATAAAAATTCTTGCTTAAATTGTTCTTCTGAAGTATTTTTTATTTGTTCATCTTTCCAGGCTTCATCTCTACCTGGAATATCAGACCACAAAACTTCAACTCTTTTATAAGTATTTCTATCCTCAACACTATCCATCCACAACTTATAAAATAAATTCATCCCATTTGGGGTGGATGTTATTAATACCTTGGTTGTTTTACCAGATGATATAGTAGGATAAACTGAAGCAAAAAATTGTAACTGAATATTAGACGGTACAAAAGCAAACTCATCCAAATATAGCAGGGAAAAAGTTCCACCACGAACTGCTGAAGATGAGGTTGCTGATGCTAAAATTTTAGAACCGTTTTCTAACTCAATATTACCTTTATTCCATTCACTAACACCCATCTGCAACCAACTGGGCAGATGTTCAAACATCAATTGAATCCTACTTAAAATTTCAAGTGCCTGCCTATCTTTATTCGCTAGAATGGCAACACTGTAACTAGGTAAAAAAAGAACTTTCCAAAGCAAATAAGCGGCAACCGTAGTTGTCTTACCAACCTGTCTAGGCATCTTACATATAACAAAACGATTATTCTCAAAACTGAGAACCATTTCTTTTTGAAAATCCCAAAGAGGAAATGGTATCAGACCTTTGTCTACGTTTACAATTTTACAATATCGTAAAATAAAATGTATTGGGTCGTTAGAACATTTAATATATTCTTCTACTTGTTGCTGAGTAAACTCAACCTTTTCGTTTACCCTTTTTAATTTAAAGTTGCCTAAATAACCTCTATTCATTTTTTCATATCATTTATTATTTTTTGCAGCTCGGCAGTAGAACCCACGAATAAATTATTATTTATAATCTTGTTATCATCTTGTTCTTTGTTATCAATGAAATCTTTTTTCTTTTTATGTAAGTCCAGTAAATCTTTGTTTGCGCTGACCAAGGAATTTATTAATGTGGATAAAACTTCATATGCCCTTGGGTGTTGACTTTGTTTTGCCACTTCAATCATTTCAAAAATAGCATCATTGCCTTTTGATATAATATCATAAAGATTTTCCCTTGCAAAATAAAAATCCTGCTCCCCTTCCAAATTTCTTATTGGAGTTTTTGGGGGTGATACTGTAGGAAGATTTTTTTGCTCTAGTTTTTCTTCTGGTAATATATTTAAAATTGTATCCAGATCATTCATTTTCTGTAAAAGCCGTTATAAATCCATAATCATCATCTGCATTAATTGAAAGATAACTGATTGAGGTGGCTGCATTACTTGTTGCCACTCCATTTGCAGTTAATCCTGGTTTGACCGATATAATTACTGAATTAGCATAAGTGTTGCTAACTATATCATCCCCAGTTGCAATCTTTGTAGTTGCCTCAACAAATCTAATTATTGTTGAATTTTTTACAGGTCCGAAAATATACCCTTTCATTGTAAAGGAAAGTGTCCATACAATTGCTCTTCTAGTTGTAAACGAACCTTCGTATAAATCTTCACTGTTAATGCTATTTATAATTAAAGGAATGTCATATACACCATCTATATCTGATAACAACTCAACGGTGGTTGTCCATTCAGGTCTAAAATAAGGTAATATCTGTTCTATTATTTTAGTTCCATCTTCAGCATTTTTAACCATCACATAAAGATTAAAAGTAATGTTATATGGGACTGGTTGATAGCTGTATTTTAAATCATTTCCGCTTTGTTTATATCTTTTATTCAGGGTATTTAATTTTCTATCTGCATCATAATTAAAAGAAAGCATTTCAAACGACATTCTTGGTAAAACAGTGGCTATCTGTCTATCAAAATTTGGGTCACCATCCGCACGGGCAAGAAATTTATCTTTTGGTCCGTAGGAAAGCGGAATTTTTATTGTTTGTATTGTACTGCCGGCAGTATTTTTTCTGTATATAGAAATATTATTAAATAAAGTTCCGAATAAAATAACATATTTTTTTAATATATTATGATCCCAAGTTGTACCGAACATTAAATAACCCCCTCGCTGAATGGATCTATCTCAGTGAAATCTATGATATTATTTCCTTGTGATTGTAACTCGCTATTATCAGCAAAAGAATCCCCAGCTTGTGTGTCGAGATTGAATGTTCCAACTATTTTGGTTGAAGTTGAGTTTAAAGTATAATTTTTTTCTATATCATCAATCTCAGTAATACCTGTATTTAAACTTTCACTACTATATTCAAAAACTTCAGCAACCAAATCATACATTTGTATAGATCCCATCTGATAAAAAACAGGAGTTTTATTTACAAATTTTATAGCAAATAATCTACTTGCCATTGGTAAGTAAATCAAATCTCCCTCCAATGGTCTGGTATAACTAGATGTTGGAGAATGCGCAACAGAAACTTCATCTAAAAATGTTTTTACAGCAATGGTAAATGTTACTTGGTCTCTTATTTCCAAATTAAACTTGGATAAGAATTGCCCATCACCCTCATAACTATCATAACTTTTTATATAAACTTCAACCGGATAGGCATTTTGATATTTTGAAATGGAATCTTCACCATAAATTTCATTTTTCGCCACTATAGTTCTGGGGCAATAAAATACATCATGCCCGTATATCTTTATTGATTCAATAACCAAATCCTCGATGAGGTTTTGCTCCATCGAAGATTTGAAATTATTAAAATAGAGGGATGTTGTCAATTTATCCTACCATATCCGTAACAGGTAAACTGTAAGAGCTGATCATATCCGCTTCCATTTTTTCTATTTCTGCTTGCGCATCTGATAGTATTCTGTCACCATTAAATTGAACACCCCCTGGCAAAACCATACCCGAAAACTTGGTCAGATTATTACCCCATTGTCTTTTAATAAGAGCAGTTGTGTAATTTTGAAGCCAACGATCACCCCAAACATCTGTAAAGGTGTCAGGATCTATAACTTCATATGCCTCAATTAACAGGAACTCTCCCTCATTTACCACATTCCAATCCATATCAATATGACAGCGATCCCTGTGTCGCGTATATCTTACTGGTTGCCTACCAACCAACATTTCCGTCAATAAAGAAAGATGTTCCATTGCCATATAATAAGGAACCAATGAGACGTTTGTCAAAGTATAAAGATCGTTTAAAGCAATCTGATACCGGATATTAAACAAATCATCGGATCTGATAGAAGGATCTGAAATTGGGAAAACACTCACCACGCCAATTATATTTTCCGGCAGGGTGATATACTTATTGGTTTTATCATTGGATGTTATTTGATGTTTATAATAAGTCTTTTCAGACCCATCAAAATGATAGTCCCAATAATATCTTATTGCCTCATCCACCCTATCCTCAACCTGATCATCATCAACGTTAATTTCTATAACTGGCTTTCCCAACCTTCTAAGACAGTATTCTTTAAAATCGTTTCTTGATGCCGGTACAGCCATTGCTAGTAACCTCGCTTTAAGTTATTAATTAACTCAACTTGCATCGTTGGCATTGTTGTTTTCCTGAATCTGTTTTTCGGCTTGTTGTTTAATATCAAGCAATAATGGGTATACACCAGTTGAAGATGCCAGTTGACCCAATGTTTGCATTATTACATTAATTTCTTCAAGACTTAATTTCAAGTTTAGTTTATTCATATAAATCCTCATCTACAGTTAAATTATAATTGTTTGTACTACTTATATATTTATTCGAATATTTTATTCGTCTTTTTCATGCAGTCCACGGTAATGCTGGTTTTTTTATTGTTTTTGCGGCAATTTCATCTGCGATTTTTTTGTTTACATGTTCTGCATACTTGTCAACTACAACAGCTTGTATCCATCCTAAAACAATAGTTTCTGTTAGCTGATCATACGGAGTAAAAGCGTCTGGACTTACTGATTTTGGATTAAAAGGTGTAGCACCAGTAAACTTGCCAGTAGCTCCGGTTTCATCAGTTCCTGTTTTTATCCATTTTGTCTGCATGACAACATCATCTAAACTATCTGAGTCTACTGTCTGCATTTCGGTAATTTCCCAGGTATAAGTTATTGCCATTTTATATTCCCACCTTTTTAATTAACGCATCAATCTGCGCTTGCATTGTTTGAATCTGATCTTGTTGCGCCTTAATAATTAAATCATGTTCCTGAAAGCCTTTTGTTAAAAAAGGAGTTAAACCAGCATAATTAACTGATTGGTATCGAGGGTTTCCGTCACTATTTAGCCCGTTTTCTTCACCACAAACAACCTCAGGAATAAGTTTATATATTTCGTCAGCTAGAACACCTGTATGGCGAAGAGAATCCGCATTCCTCATCAATGGAACATTGTTAACAAAGGAATATTCAATAACACGAATTTGATTTAACAAATCTGTTACGTTATCACATTCTATAATATCTGTTTTTAAACGCCTGTCGGAAACAACGCTGACTTGAAAATATACCGCATTATCAACTCCGACATAAACATTGCCGTTCCATCCAAAGCCTATTTGATTAGCCCCAACACCCAGCCAATTAGCAAACCCTGGATATGATATTCCACCACTTCCTGTGATTGATAAAGTATTAAACTCGCCGTCGCCAGCAGGGTCGCAATAATAACCAGTATTATTACTGTCATAGAAGATTGGTGCCCGCATCGATGCACCAGCATAACCAATGGTGTCAGTGGTCCAATCACCGTTATCAGCGCAGTATGAACCCCAGCCATTACTTGAATTTAAGAAACCAACACGGTTAGAGTTACAATGAATACGGCGTACACCTTCATCGGTATCCGTCATGTAAATATCTGAGGAGGTTGAGTTACCGACAGTTAAAGCACCCTGAACAGTGAAAGCCCCAGCAGAATTGGTTGCAGTTGCGGCATTACCTGTACATGATGCTGAGCTACCCGAAGTACTGTCAGAAATTCTAGCAGAGTCAACTCGAACACCGTAGGTGCTTGCACCGTTCCACCCCATTAGTGTTGGGTATGTGCCAGACCACCCATTGGTGGCATTTGTATTATTTACCCCAGCACCGTTTGGGGCTGTACTATTCGAAGCATCAAAGATAGTATGACTGTTACCATAGTTTTTCCACATTAACTGGCCAACTACTGCACCGTCGGTTACAGTTCTATAGTTTGATGCTGAAGTTGAAAAAGTGGTGGCTGTTGCTGCATTACCAGTACATGATGCTGAGCTGCCCGTAGTGTTTTGGTTAAGTGTGGGAAACGTGCAGCTAGATAAATTACCTGACGATGGAGTGCCTAGAGCTGGTGTTGTCAGACTTGGTGAAGTAGAAAGAACCACGCTACCAGACCCAGTAGAACCTGTGACACCAGTACCACCCCTAGCCACAGATAATGTACCTGTAGTACCAGCAACTATAGGCAAGCCAGTGCAGTTAGTTAATGTTCCTGCTGATGGAGTGTTTAAAGGACTGTTGTTGGTAAGTGCGGCTGCTGTAGTAGCATTACCAGCAGTTAAACTTGCTGCTGTTCCGGTTAAACTGGTTCCAGCCCCTGCAAACGTGGTTGCTGTAGCAGTGCCGTTGACTTGAAGTGTCGTTGATGGTGCAGTTGTGCCGATGCCGACATTACCACTGGTATCAATGACCATTCGTGTTGCCGCCGCCGTATCGTCATATATAAAAAACGAACCCGCAGAAGCAGGACCACCGCCACTTGAGCCAATGTTATAATTTTTTGAACTAGCAGCCGAGTTTTGGAAACGCATACCTTTAGCATTGGTGCTACTGCCACTTATGGTTATAGCCTCGAATGTTCCGCCCGTGACTGCAAGGGTGCTTGAAAGAGTGGCTGCACCAGTGACTCCAAGTGTGCTAGAAAGAGTGGCTGCACCTGTAACGCCAAGGGTGCTGGATAAAGTGGTTGCGCCAGTCACACCTAGTGTGCTGGATAAAGTTGCGGCACCTGTGATGGTTGTTGCTGGTGTTATCGTAACAGCACCAGTGGAGACACTGCCAATACCTATTGTTCCACTGCCCTTCGCGTTAAATGTTAAACTGGTATTTGAGCTTTAGTCTGTTGCCACCAAAGCAACAGTACCACCTGCGGCTGCTCCGGTAACTTTTAATCCGGCGACTTGTAACGCTGTAGAAGAATCAACAGTAAACGCAGGGTTAGTTGCTCCAGTGAGTCCGACTGCCAAGGATGATGCACTAGCAGATGTTATGGTAGTAGCACCAGAAACACCTAGAGTGCTTGACAAAGTGGCAGCACCTGTTACCGCGACAGTATTGGAAAACGTTGCATTACCAGTTACTGCTATTGTGTTTGATAATGTAGTTGCACCAGTCACAGCTACAGTATTAGAAAATGTTGCATTACCAGTTACAGCTATGGTATTAGAAAATGTTGCCGCACCAGTTACACCGAGTGTGCTTGATACGTTTGCATCACCAGTAACAGTAATTGTATTAGAGAACGTTGCATTACCAGTTACAGCAATCGTGTTTGATAATGTAGTTGCACCAGTCACAGCTACAGTATTAGAAAATGTTGCGTTACCCGTTACTGCTACAGTATTAGAAAACGTTGCATTACCAGTTACTGCCAAAGTATTTGCTAGTGTAGCAGCATTCGTAACGGATATCGTACCTGTTACTGCCACCGTGTTAGAAAACGTTGCGTTACCCGTTACAGCTACAGTATTAGAAAACGTTGCAGCATTCGTAACGGATATCGTACCTGTTACTGCCACCGTGTTAGAAAACGTTGCGTTACCTGTTACTGCTACAGTATTAGAAAATGTTGCGTTACCCGTTACTGCTACAGTATTTGCTAGTGTAGCCGC